ATGAATACAGCTATAACTTTTTCTAACGAGTCACCAAAAGTCTTTTTCAAAGATGGTCGCCTGGTTACCACCTCTCAAGCTGTTGCCGACTACTTCGATAAACAACATAAACACGTTTTAGCTAAGATTGACACACTCGACTGCTCTCCCGAATTTACATCAGCCAACTTTTCGGCCGATGTTCAGACTGTCGAAATTGGCAACGGCGCAGAACGTGAATCACGATGCTACCTGATCACAAAAGACGGCTTCATGTTCCTCGTAATGGGATTTACTGGCAAAAAAGCAGCCAGACTAAAAGAAGCTTACATTGAAAAATTTAACGCAATGGAAGAAGAACTCCACAAACGTCCTCCTGCAGCACAAAACTCCCCCGCCCCAAATAATGGATGCGCATTACTGATCCACTTCGATAAATACGGTCAGGTCGAGTTCACAGAAAAAGTCCCCGCCGATGCGATGGTATGCACGCTGGAACGGTTTAAATTTTATCTGGAGCAACATGGGTGGATCGTTGCCCGTAAAGAACAATTGGTGGAAAGGTTGATGCGGTTTTAATGAATGCAAAACCCCGGATGATCACCGGGGTTAATTTTATCGAGCGTGATTGCCGCTAATCGCCATCGCTCTGATTGAGCGTAAATCATTCAGGTTATTCAGTTCTTCCTTCTGCTCTCGCTGACGTCAATAAATCCCATCATTGCGATCAACCTCATCCTTAACCATTGATGCGAGCAGTTCTTCCAGTTTCTGCGCTGACAGCTTTACCTGGTGATCTTCAGCATCTTCCCGGGCTATTGTGGTTCGCGCAGTGGCTGATTTTGCTGACATCACCACAGGGGGCAGACGGACCATTGAACCATGGCCTCCGGAACAAATAAGGGCAAAAATAACAACCACTATCGAAAGCTCACAAACTAACCGCAGCACGTTCCTGCATACGACGTGTCTGCGGCATAATCCCAATGATTACTCCCTGACAGGATTTGCAGGCCACTCAATATCAGGTGCAGTTGATGTATCAACACGATTCAACAATACCCGATATTTATTCCATGCCTCCAGCAACGATCTTTCTTCCTCCGTTGCGATTTCCAGATCTACAGCATCCTGCAGTGGCGCAATATACTCACTGAATTCCTGGATGTAGAACTGTGTGGTGACGGTCTTCCAGCCATTCGGCTCCTGCTGTATCGAAGCATACCAGGCTATTTCAATATCGCTATGCTGCGGCAGCATTTAACCCCTTGTAATTCATCGCCATAATTGATTTAATTCACAAATAAAACTATAACATGGTGAAATCAATGAAAAAAAACACAGATGATGGGGCTAAAATTTACACACCACTTACCCTAAAGCTTTATGACTGGTGGGTTTTGGGAGTATCAAATCGGCTTGCATGGGGATGTCCTACAAAGGAACACCTTCTTCCACACTTTCTGGAACATGTAGGTAACAACCATCTGGATATTGGTGTTGGAACTGGGTTTTACCTTACTCACGTACCTGAGAGTAGTCTGATATCTTTAATGGATTTGAACGAAGCTAGCCTGAACGCGGCATCTACAAGGGCTGGGGAATCAAAAATTAAACATAAAATTAGCCATGATGTTTTTGAACCTTATCCCGCGGCGTTACATGGTCAATTTGATTCCATTTCCATGTTTTACCTTCTTCACTGCCTGCCTGGAAATATATCTACAAAAAGCTGTGTAATACGCAATGCGGCGCAGGCCTTAACTGACGATGGAACTCTATACGGAGCCACAATTCTTGGCGATGGAGTTGTGCACAATAGCTTCGGTCAAAAACTGATGCGCATTTACAATCAGAAAGGCATCTTTTCAAACACAAAAGATTCCGAAGAAGGCTTAACACATATACTCTCAGAGCATTTCGAGAATGTTAAAACCAAGGTTCAAGGTACTGTAGTAATGTTTTCCGCTTCAGGGAAAAAATAGCATCCAACCGCAGCACGTTCTTGCTTAAGACGTGCTGCGGCATAATCCCAATGATTACTCCCTGACAGGGTTCGTAGGCCACTCAATATCAGGTGCAGTTGATGTATCAACACGGTTCAGCAACACCCGATACTTCTTCCAGGCTTCCAGCAACGGAGTTTCTTCCTCCGTTGCATATACAGCTCACCTTTTTTCACCCACGATTAACCAACAGCCAGACCAGCAGACACGCCACCACCGGCACAGCAAAATCCATCAGGCTTGCCACATCCCACGCGCGCGGATCAAAACCGCCCCACCACGGCATATTCATTCGCTTGCCATGCCCGAACATTTCAATCCAGCGATATTCTGCCTGGGTGTGTTCACGCGCAATGAAGAACGTACAACCAGCTATCGCCCCGTAAGCCCAGTTCCCGGTAAAAAGACCAATCAGTAGCTGCGCAGCCACAGCACAAAGCGCATGAAGGAAAGGTGTTATATCCATTACTCCTCCTTTATCCGATATCGCTTCGGGAAACGGATAACAACTTTAATTCTGACTCAAGTTCATCAACTCTTTCAGTCAGCTTCTGGATATGGTGAATCAGTGGAACAACCAGACGTTCGTACATTACACCTTCGGCAACAAGGCCATTGCTGGAAATAGCTTCCGGTGCATCATCTTCGTTAGCTGGTCGCCAGTGTACAAACTGAGGGGCAATTTCTCCTACTTCCTCGGCAATCAATCCGTAGAATCCCCAGTCACGCCTGTCATTTGCGCATTGTGACCTGTACCACACAGGGCGCATCCTGAAAATGAGATCGGCGTGCTCTGAATCTATTGTCTCTACTGAATGTTTATAGCGGATAGACGATGTTGACCGCAGCACAGACGAAATTGCGGGGTCAGGATTAAGATAAAGGTTTGCCGCCGCTGTAGTCGTGCCCAATCCCCACAAATAAAACGCTTCACGGCCAGTCAACGGGTAAAAATCTCCACCATAACGACCGCTTTCCAGAGCGTTCACTTCCAGTTTGTTTTTCAGCTTATTATCAACTTCAGTTTTTGTGTATCTGGTGCTGATATCCTGCTTTGCACTGGTCATATCAGCCTGAAGCGTTGATACTTTTCCGTTAATTGAGGAAATATCTTCCTTGGCTTTACTGACATCTCCCTTTAACGTGGTGATGTCTCCCGGAATTACTGTCGATGTAGCCATTTGTCTCCCTCACATCCAGCCACGAAGTTGATGTTCAACTACAACCGCGTATTCATCGAATATTGACGATTTTTTTGCATCATTAATGATGCGCACGTTTACAAAATATCCATCTTCCTTAACACATACCGGTTCGCCATCTTCAGTCAGTTCTCCGGTTTCTTTGTACACGTTACCTATCACGTCAATAAGAATATCATCCTGCATCGACTCGTCATCATAATAGCCAATGCTATCCATAAAGGCCGAAAAGTCGGCCCTGTCTGCAAATTTGAGTGTTAAATCTTTCATTAGATTGACTCCCCCATCTGAGCATCAGTCAATGCCTTGTGCCATATTCTGAAATTCCTGACATGACCAAATAAATGACGCAACCCGGCTGTAGTCTGGCCTCCAATACGGATAATTGCGGAGTTCTGAATATAGGACCATGTGGCTTTCTTTTCGCTGGATATACGCCCGTTACTTACTGAGCACGTAGACTGATCTGACTTTACACGCATCCCCATAACCATTTTTTCAAGCGATGCGTTTTCGTTTACCCGTCTGTTAGCCAAACCTATATCACAATAAGGAAATCCGTCGTAATCTGTTGAACGACCGAAGCCAAGAATAATAGCCGCTCCGGTTTGATGACCGCCGGTATCAAAAACACGCGGTGCTGCATTTGGCGTTTTATACCAGTTCTTATGTACCTCACAAAGAACCGTAAAAGGAAGATTATAAAGATTATTCTTAATTGGAACTGTAACTATATCGCTTGCGCGGGTCGCCGCCGTCGCTCCTGATATAATAAAAGATGATACACAAGGCCCATCTTCTACTTGTGGGGTGGCCAGATAAATATAGTCACCAGATACGGTTGCCCCGCTCTGCTTAGGAGAATACTGTATCTGAGAGCCTATTTTTAACTCCCCATCAATTGCCTGAATTGTTGCCTCTGCAAAAATCCATCCGGTAGCTTCGTCCTTTCTGACTCTCGCTGTAATTCTTGAGGCAGCACCGCCTGTCATATTAATTTCAAGCGTTTGTGTATCAATATACGCATCACCAAGAAAAGTTGTTGCGCTACCGTCATATTTATCAAACCGGATACGCAACCTTACCTGCAGTTCTGTTTTAAAACGACATGAGGTTGTCACGTGTTTATTATCGCCTGAGACATCAACTGACTTTGTTGCAGCAATTGATGCCATATTAATGGCTGAGGTTTGCCCAATCAGAGAATCGTTGCAGACAAACTTTCCATAGGTAAAACCAAAATTATCCGTCCCTGTTTCGGGCACATCCATATTTGACGATCGCCCCCAACTGGCAGGGCTTTCCGAATTGAGCATGTAGTTTGTTCTTTGCCCCTCAATAAGCAGGCCATCACGTTCAAATCGTGGCTCGTCAATGGCAGCCTCTGTCAGCACACCAGATTTGTTAATATAGGTTGCTTTCGATGCACGTTTAAACTTAACAATCTTGTCGCCAGGCATCGTTATTTCATCGTCACCAATAACAATTTTTTTATATGATGGCGAAAAGCCCGTAATCATATCCAGCGAATCGTTAAATGGTATCCACACATCAGGCAGCGGCTGTAAGACATATTTATACGGCTCCGCAGCCTGGCTTGCGTACTCTCTGGCTGCATCTTCGCTTGCTTTAGCTGCCGTCTGGCTTGCTGCCGATGCTTTCGCTGAGTTCGCAGCCGCTGTTTCGCTCACCTTTGCGTTGGTTTCACTGGTTTTTGCTGCTTTTTGACTGTTAGCTGATGCAGTGGCAGAAGCAGCCGCCGCGCTTGCAGAACTGGCTGCGGCACTCTCGCTTTGGGCCGCTGCATCCTGACTGCTTTTCGCCGCAGTTTCACTGGCTTTGGCATTCGTTTCGCTGGTCTTCGCTGCCGCCTGGCTGGACTTTGCGTTAGTTTCACTCGTCTTCGCAGCTTTCTGGCTGTTAGCCGCAGCAGTTGCTGATCCAGCTGCTGAAGTCGCAGAACCGGCTGCCGCGCTCTCGCTTTGGGCTGCTGCAACCTGGCTGTTTTTTGCTGCAGTTTCACTGGCTTTAGCATTCGTTTCGCTGGTCTTCGCTGCCGCCTGTGCGCTGTTAGCTGCATTCGTTTCTGAGGTTTTCGCCGCGTTCTTCGATGATGCCGCTGCAGTTTCGGATTTCTTTGCCGCCGCTGCGCTCTGAGAGGCGGCTTCAGCGTTGCGTGCCGCTTCTTCCACCATTGCCTCAAAACGACGCAATGCCTCCGGCATGACATCATCTTCCGTCATGGCACCGAGAAAATCATTCAGCGTACCTGGTCTGGAACCTTCATAGACGGTAATGGTTCCGGCATGTGAAGGCGGAAAACCTTCAACAAGCAGGATAACGCTGTACTGGCCATACTCAACATCCATGCTGTAACGCCCGGCTTCATCCGGATTTTCAGAGGCCACCGTGTTCACCAGTACCGTGGTACTGTTACGTTTTGCTTTCAGCTGGATTGTGCAGTTCTGTACCGGTTTTCCTGTGCCGTCTTTCAGTAC